CACTAACATCGAAAAAAATCGAAAAATCGAAAAAAATCGATCTGACAGTGCATCGCTACACATCTACATACACGGAAAGCATCTACACGGAATCCATCTGCACGAAAATCAACCGCACTAGATTTTAAGTTTCGTTTTCATCTTCTCTATTAGCCTCTCGACGTCGGCGCTTTTCTTCCACAGTTTTAGTGTTGTGGCATTTGTGACAAAGCGATTGCAGGTTGCTGCTATCCAATCTACGGCTGTCATCGTCTTTTCTCTCAACAATGTGGTCAACGACATCAGCAGTACGAAGAATGCCTCGACTAAGACAATCAACGCACAAAGGATTACGACTGACGTGAGAACGCCGTAGACTACGCCAAGCTTTACTGCTGTACCAATTGTCTCTTTTCCTATCTTCATCACTGAAATTGCTCCTCCTATTACGCTTACCCAGGAACGCACGAGCCTCTCGCATGTGCCCCACGCAGAAGCCTCGGGCGACCTTTTCGTCGACTAATTCGGGACATCCTGGGTAGCGGCATGGTGTTGGTGCGGCCCTAGGCATAGCTAAGTTCACTTATTATGTTTGCCATAGTTGTCCCTCTAATACTGTCCACCCTGTCGGGCCATACCAAATGTCGTAGGGATTTCTCACATCAATCTCCACAAAAGCAGGGCATGCTTTCATCATCAAAATCAAACAGGCTCGGCTGATCGGACGATTTCGCGCATCTCATTTGTCAGCTCGCCCATCTCTCGCAAAAGCGCTTTTTTTTCTGAATACAGTTCGTCCGCATACTTTTGCAGCGCTTGTGCATTTGAAAGTAACTCGTCCGCATGCTTTTGCAGCGTGGCCAATTCCAACATCAGGTCGGAAATGTCCTCATCGTTTAGTTCAATCGTTACGTTTGCCATAGTTGTCCCTCTAATACTGTCCAGGCTTGCGCTGCCGTACTCGGCACTACGCCGTTGCCCAGGAGCCTAAGTCTGTCCACCCGGTCGGAACATCCATCAACCACTCGACCCAATCCGGGTTCAGTTGCCCATTGGTCTGCGCTCTGCCGCCAGCCTGATCTATCACCACTGTTGTTAGCGACTTCTGAGTGCCTTTCTTTGTCGGATCGCTCCGGTCTTGATAACCTAGTCGCGCCTCGTGTGCCGCTGGAGTTGGCCAATTCCTGACCGCGCCGCCCAATGTCGTGCCGCGCTTGTCCTTGCCTTTTACTTGGTTGTTGTCCTGCGTTGTCGGAGTTGGCCACATCGCCACGAATCTGTCTAAGCTCACCGATTTGTTTGTGCTGTAGTTCAGCTCCCCATTCGACGCGCCCTGATTTGTTGATTTCCGAATGATGTGATCGCTCGCCGTTGGAGTTGGCACGCTGTGGGTAGGTTTCTGCGTCAATCCCATTTGATAGGCTGGAGTCTGCAAGGATGTAGACTCGTTTGCGCTGATGCGGCGCGCCGACTTCAGACGCGCTGAAAATTCCCCACGTCGTTGTGTAATCAAGGCTTTCCAAATCTTCGATGACTTCTCTGAGTCCAAGCGTGATGTGTCCTTCGACGTTTTCGAAGAAGCATCGAACAGGTCGAATTGTATCGATGTGTTGTCGGATCCAGGGCCAGAGGTGCCGGGGATCATCCTTTCCGGCGCGCTTTCCTGCGGCTGAGAAAGGCTGGCAAGGATAGCCGCCCGTGAGGATGTCAACTCTGTCTCGAAAGAGATGTGCTGGGAAGGTTTTAAGATTCGACCAGACAGGGCTCGGATCCAGGGAACCCGATTCCATCTTCGCGACCAAGTTTGCAATGGCGAAGGCTTCGATCTCCACATAAGAGAGTGTTCTAAGTTCAAGCCCGGCAAGCTCAAGTCCTCGCTCGATGCCAGCGTATCCGCTACAAAAGCTGATGACGTTTTTAAGTTGTTTGGTAGTATCCACATCTATGACCTCGCCTCTGAGCTAGTGAGTAGATACTGCTCAAGATAGGCGCTAAACCATCTGATCTTGCTAGCGTCTTGAATAGGGTTGGGGTGCTTGTGCATCATGCGCCAGTTGTACTTGGCGATTGTGCCCCGGATGTAGCCGATAAATTCGTCGTGCGTTAGCTGTGCTTTGATAGCATCAATACACTCAATCCCATCGTCCTGGTTGTAATGCGCTGGACGTTCTACTTGGTTGAATGTTTTTGTTTCTGTTGTTGGTTTACTGGCTGCGTTCCAATCAGACGCTGTTGCGTCATCGATGCTTCCTGTCTTTGTTGGATACATGTTCTCTCCTGCATGCGCCCAGTGCCTGGGCTGCTGTGATTTTGTAACACACATGTCGTCGCCCAGGATGAAGAATCGGGTTCTTTCCAGTTCTTCATACTGGCAACACAGGTGTCATTTAGTTGTTAGGGGTAAATTGATTTCTTCTGTTGGGTGCCACAATCGGACACTTTTTCTGTCGAAGTTGTAGTCGGCGCAACGAAGGATTCGAGCGAGCCGGGACTGACGTAGTGCGGTCGCTAGTGCGACGTCAACGTTCTTGTAATAACTGAAGTACGTCTGGATAACTTCAAACCATAGACGTTCTAAGAAGACATCTTCGTCTTCGTTCTGGTCGATGCACGGCAGGATGTCTGCGGCCTTCTTCTTACCGATACCTGGACAACCCTTGTAACCGTCAGTCGCATCACCCATGAGTGTCTGATACATCCAAAAATGATTAGCCTGGTTAGGGGTCAGGTAGTGGTGTTGCTTGTGGTGGAAGTCATAGATGTGGCCGGGGATAGTTCTCAGGTCTTTGTCGCTTGAGCAAATGACGCTGTTCTTCGGGTTCTTTGTGTGCAGAATGCCAAGGACGTCATCGCCTTCCAGGTGGCTAATTTCTATGTTGTTGTAGTTTGTTTTCAGCTCCCTCACTAGCTCCCAGTACATCCGGGGCTTAGGCTTTGGGTTGCGGTTCTGCTTGTATGTACTGTCGACCTTTCTGCGAAAGTTAGTACGGTCAGAAGGACTGAAGACTAGCATCACCTGGCTGTCGTCAAACATCCCGTGTAGCTCCTCGATGTCACTGCTAGCTGAGTCGACTAGATCAGCCAGGGAAATGTCTCGCCGGGGCGTCTGATCAAAAGGATCGAGCTGCTCCGCGAGCGTCGAGGCTTGGTAAGCGATGATGTCAGCATCGATGAGGACGTGAAATTTATCAGTCATCAGTGCGCTCCTTTCTGTTCTTGTTGAAGAGATGTTCAGCGCCTTTTTTACCCTTCTCTGACAACTCGGCTTTCCGTTCACGCTGCTTCTGCGTGTACCCAGAGACCAAGCCTGTTGCGCCCTGCTTAACTTCCTCAATGACGCCGCCGTTCTTGAAAAAGGCGTCAATCTGATCGACCAAAAGCGCCCGTGCTTTCTCTTTCTCTTCCCACGTTGCCAGCTTCGGTTGAACGCTTTTAGCTGTTCCGCGTGTTAGTGGTTTGTTCATGAATCCTCTCCTTTAGTGTGTGTCTGCCCATGACGAGCCGACTTGGTAGTCACCTGCAAAGGCGACAGGCAGGTTCAATCGTTTACCTGCCATTGCGATGCTCAACGCGAACAGACCACCAACGAGATCAGCCAGCTCTGGTTTGACAGATAGCTGCTGCTCGTCGTGGACGTTTGCGAGGAGTGAAAAGTCTTTGCCGTGCACTAAGCCTTCGTTAGGCACAAGCTCAAATAAAAAACAGGCCAAGGCTTGCTTCATCAAGATAGACCCACTGCCCTGAAGCAATGTGTTGAGCGCCGTTCTTTGCGCTGAATCAGCGCGACGCCCATCTGGAAGCGTCACATAACCGGCAACGGCTGCTTGCTTCTGAACTTTCTCGATTAGCTCCCCCAGGCCCACAACGCCAGACTCAATACGAGACCTAGCAGTCTTGCCGAGAGCAGGGAAAGAACTCTTGGCAGGAACAGGTTGACCGGCTTGTTCTAAATCGTCAGCAACGATAGAACCTATCTTCTTATCACCGGCACCATAAATTAGTGCGTAATAAAGGGTCTTAGCATTATCCCGATCAAACAACCCGGCTGCTTTCATGTTGATGGT